CAGAGTACCGCTAAAGAAGAAAGTTGTTAAGGAATCTGATTGGAAAGATTACTATGGTTCTCATAAGGAAATATTAGACATAATAAAGTCTGGCAACCAATTTGAATTTTCAAGAAAAATTCTCAGTTTCGTACCTAATAAAAAGCTACTAACATATTATGAATGCAAGTACCTATTTATAAACGAAGTATTAGAAGATAGAAATAACTTTATAAACGATAATATTTTAGGTAAGTTCTATAAAAAAGATTTTATAAATGATAAAAATTAAAGACTTAGTCGGATTACCATCTCTACAGTACCATGTAGATAACAGTCTCTCTTTATATGAGAATGTCTACCGTTACTCTAGTGATAACTTTATACAATTATTTGCTGAAGCGAGAGACGCTTGGAGAGACGGTCTCATAGAACTAAACGAACAAGACATAAATTTACTAGAATCTACAGATATAGGAGAGTACGGAGTATTTGAAGGAGAAAAAGTACCATTAGATTTACCCATGGTAGCTGAAGAAGACATTGATGAAGCTGAATATAAAGGAAGAGAAGTACCCTTAAATAAACCTAAAAGAGGCGGACCTAAAAAATTCTTTGTATATGTTAAGAACCCTAAAACAGGAAATGTAAAGAAAGTAAATTTTGGCGATAGCGGTAACTTATCAGTTAAAATAAAAGAACCAGGAGCTAGAGCTTCATTTGCAGCTAGACATAAATGTTCTACTAAGAAGGATAAAACTAAACCAGGATACTGGTCTTGTAATATAGGACGCTATTGGAAGTCCTTAGGAGGCTCTAAAAACTTTTCAGGGTATTGGTAAAACATGGAATTAACTTGGAAACAGTTTCGAAATCAAAATCATATTCGTATCTTAAATGAAAGTGAACAGATACGACATTATAGATTTTATCTCGATGCTCTGTCAAATGAATTGATAAGACAGAATAAAGGACCAAGAATAGATGGATTCCTTCTACAGGAAGACCTATTTACTATTTTACAAGAAAATAACTCAGGAATATATATAACTACTCGACATGCCTAATCTACCTATTTCAAGGCTACCTCAATCTACCGAACTTCAAGGTGACGAACTGTTTGTCGATGTTCAGAATGGGGTAACTAAGTATACTACTTTAGATCAAGTTAATAACTACGTAACTAGTTCTATAAATAACTATAATCAAACCAACACAGGAAATACTTACTTAGTACCAGTCTTCATTACAGTAGCTGGGTCGAGTTCATCTCCCTACCCGGAATACTACGTTACAGGCTCTACCTACGAAAATACTTCAATGATAGATGTAAATTGGTCTGGAGGTAATGGCGAAGCACATATAGTACTACCTGATGCAACATCAGAAACTAGTACTTACCGTTCTATAAGATTTGTTATGGGGAGTCAATTTGAAGCCAATACTAAGGCAGTACTAATGGCACCACCGGGACAGTTTTTAGATAACGATGAATACCCAGACGGGTATACCTTAGATAAAGCACACGAAGGTATCATGGTATGGTCTGACGGTACTAGGTGGATTCGTATACAAACTAAAGCATAATGCGACCCTATACACAGGAAACAAAAGATGGTTATTTAATTAGGGAGTTTAGTCAAGATACGCCTGAAGATGAATTTGTTTGGCATAGGGATAGAGAAGATAGATGGATTGAAGCAATTAACACTACAGACTGGAAATTTCAATTAGACAATCAATTACCTGTATCTTTATATGAATCTAAGCTATTTATATCCAAAGGAACATATCACCGATTAATAAAAGGAACAGGTGATTTAGTTGTAAAGATATGGCAAAAGTATTAAACTTAGGTAATTATAAAGGAGAATCAAAAAAGAAGAGACCAGGCGTTCATGCTAAAACAAAGAACTCAAGCTCTAAAGGTTCTAAACACTACGTAAAAGCGTATAGAGGACAAGGAAGATGAAATTAACAAGTATCATATTAGAAGTTGGAGAGTACAAAGCAGAGGAAAAAGCTCTAGAGAAAGATATAAGCAATAAGTTTAATATCGATAGAGTTATGGTTTCTCTAGGAGATTATGCTGGTGGACGTTCTGATGATGACCCATTAAAAGATATGAGTTTCGGTAGCATTACTTTCTTAGTTAATTCTGATTTTGAAAAAGGAGTGTGGAATAAAATACTCGACTATGTAAAATCATTAGGCTACGATATTCAATCTGATTCTAACTACTTTGAAGAGGACCCAGGTGAGAGGTACTACTACCCAAAAATAAAGTTCCATTTCAAAAGACCTTCTAATTAATCATGTATGAGACTTTCACACGTCATATTAGGAGAGATTCTTTACTACGATCCAGAATTTGAAAAAGAGGTAGATAAGATAGTAGATCTAGGAGGTAAACATTTAGGCTCTGGAGATTACGGATCAGCTTACCTACTTAATGGAAGAGTTTATAAAGTCACTACTGACGAAATCGAGTTAGAACATGCTGAAATACTTAAAGGTAAAAAAACAAATAACTTTGCTAGAATATACGAAGTAGAAGTTATTAATCCTAAATTAGGAATTATACAAATGGAGGTTTTAGGAGAGTTTAGAGGCGAGATACCAGATGAATGGGTAGAAAATGTCAATAGAGAAGCAGAACAGCACGGTATAGATCCTGACGAGCTTGATATTAGACCTTCTAACATTATGGTAAATCAAAAAAATAACCTTAAATTAGTTGATATTTAGAATTATTTTTCGTATATTATTAATTAATAGTTACGGAATAACTGTATGGATTATACATTCTTACTAGGCTCTATTGAAAATTTACTAGGTAAATCTCATAAAAAAGCTAGAGAAAATCACGCCTTCCACTGTCCTTTCTGCAATCATAGAAAGCCTAAGTTGGAGATTAATATGGCAACCAATGAAGAAGGGCATAACCCTTGGGAATGTTGGGTGTGTCAAACTAGAGGACGAACAATACGCTCTCTCCTTAAGCAGTTAAAAACACCTCGAGATCAAGCTAATGAAATACTAAAGTACCTACCGAAAGGGACGAATATAGGGTATAAACAACTATCTATAGTAGAACTACCAAAAGAGTTCCAACTACTACACTCAGCTTCTACTACATCTGTAGTTGCAAACTTAGTAAAAAAATACTTATATGAGAGAGGACTTTGCGACAATGATTTTATTAAATATAGTATTGGATATTGCACAAGTGGAGAGTATGGAGGACGAGTTATTATCCCAAGTTATTCTTCATCCAATCACCTCAACTATTTTGTTGGAAGAAGTTATGACGGCAACTACTATAAATATAAAAACCCGGAAGCTTCCAAAGACATAATCTTTTTTGAAAACTTTATTAACTGGGATGCACCTATTATACTCTGTGAAGGTGCATTTGATGCTATGGCAATAAAGAGAAATGCTATACCTATTTTAGGTAAAAGCTTATCTAAATCGTTATGGAAAAAACTACTTACAGGAAAATTAACAGATATTTACATTGCATTGGATACTGATGCACAAACCCAAGCTTTAGAGATAGCTGAAAAACTTATAGCAGCAGGATTTAGAGTATTTTTAATTGAGCTAAACGGTAAGGACCCGTCCGATATGGGTTTTAAAGCCTTCACCGAATTAGTACAGCATGCAACAGAATTAGATTTTACTAAAATAATGTTGCAAAAACTAGACCTATGATAAAACAAGGAATGAATATTCTTGAACAAAATGAGAAGAAAAGATTAGATTTTAATCCACAACTTAAACAGATTAATTTCTTAGATAGAAGAGTTTATAAGAGAGGCGAAGGAGTATACTATCCTTCCGTAACCACTATACTCCAGTATATGCCCAAAAATAAGTTTTTTGAGTCTTGGCTTAAAGACGTTGGGCATAACGCCGATCTTATTATGCGAAGAGCAGGAAAACAAGGAACTCAAGTACATGAAGCTTGTGAAAAACTTATACTAGGAGAAGAGGTATCTTGGATGGATGATTACGGAAATGCTAAATACTCTCAAATAGTATGGGAAATGATTTTAAAGTTTCATGATTTCTGGACTACATATAAACCTGAACTTATATCAGCAGAAGAATTTGTATGGTCTGACGAACATAAGTATGCAGGAACTGCAGATATAGTATGTAAGATTGACGGAGAAGTTTGGCTACTAGATATTAAAACTTCTAATTCTATTCATAAGTCTTATGATTTACAGTTAGCATCTTATGCTAAAGCGTTAGAAGAATCAAAAGGAGTAAAGATAGAAAGAACAGGTATCGTATGGTTAAAAGCTCATTCTAGAGGACCTTCTAAACAGAAAAATGTTATCCAAGGAAAAGGATGGAAAGTACTTCAAATAGATGAAATTGAAAAGAATTTTGAACTATTTAAAATGATATATAAATTATATAGTTTAGAACATCCTGTTGTTGAACCTATTTATAATAGTTACCCTACAACTCTAAAATTATAATATATGAAAAAAGGAATACTATTAGCATTATTTATTACATCAGTACTAACTAGCTGTGGTGTTCAATTTAAATATACAGCATTAAACCATGCTGGTCATATAGACGGTATTTATTCTTCTGGAGACTATACAGTAGATACTCTAAATGAATTTCAAGTTCGGAATAAATTAAGAACTGATTTTAATTTTAGATACGATTTTGCACAATATGCTTTATCCCAACCAGCTTCATTTGATTGGAATAATCGTTTACTAGGTAATAGATATAACTGGAATAGACCCTATTGGGGTTATAGTTACTATTGGGATAGAACACAAATGTGGAATGATTGGGTATGGGGGTACCCTTATAATAATTGGCATAGTTGGAATAGACCTTATTGGAGAAGTAATAGCTATTGGTGGAGTGGTTATAGGAATTGGTACCAAAGCCCTTGGAACAACCCAGGATATAATGTAATATGGAATAACAGTAGAAGAGAAAATATTTCATATATTAACGGATATAGAACTTCTAGATTATCAACTAGCCGTAATAGTAGTAGTAATACTAATAGAAGAACTAATTATAATAAAAGAGTAATACTTAATAACAATGATAAAGCTATCAACACTAATACTAGAAGACAAGTCGTCCCCGAAGGCAGTAATAATGGCAGGAGGAGCAGGGTCAGGGAAAACATACTTATTAAACCAACTGTCCCTAGACAGCCTAATACAATTCAACCCAGACAAGTACGTGGAGGACAAAGATCACCCGTACTACAACAAACTAGGACCAGCAGCCAACCAAACGTCCAAAGACGCAATGGCAGCAGCAGAAGAAAAAATTAGCTTTGTTTGGGACACTACCGCATCAGGAGCAGGTTTCCAAAAAAACTTAGATAAACTACTTGCTTTAGGGTATGAAGTCTATATGGTTATGGTGTATGCTCATCCTATGATCTCATACGTATCTAACTTTATGGCTAGAGAAAGAAATATACCTGGAGACTCTGTTTTTGCAACCTGGAGAAACGTGTATGCTAAAATAGAAGATTTTAATGGACAATTAAAAGGTAATTTATCTATATTCGTTAGTGATAGAGGAGGAAAGTACAAAAAAGAAGTTGAAGGATTTGACAAAGCTGCTAAAACCGGCTTAAGTGGAGTAAAAGATTACTTAGAAAAATTTAACGAAGATAATAACGTTGGAGGATCTTCATTCTTTGTACCAGTAGAAATGACACCTGAGGAAGAACAAGAATTTATAAAACATGTAGGTAGTATAAGTTGGGATAAAGAGAACAGATCAGAAGATAAAGCTATAAAAATAGCATTTTTAAAAGCTTACAGAAAAAACGGAGTAGGCCCAGGGCAAGATAAACTCAAAGCTACAGTTGATAAGTACAGAGAGAGTAGTAAAAAAAGAAAAGAAAAAGCAGATCAAGTACTAGATAATATTGTAGAAATGATTTATAACCCAACATTTCAAGAAAAATTAAAACATTCCTCAGTAGCAGAAATAAATACAAAAGTACAAGCATTTTTAGCATGATAGCATTATATCCAGGAGCATATAAACCACCTCACAGAGGTCATTTCAATGTAGTGAAATCTTTACTAGATGGATCTTATAATGGTTCTGTATACAATAAAGATAATTACAAAGAAACAGGTGCAGAACTTCTTAAAGGCAGAAGTAGTGAAAAACCTAAGATAGATAAAGTTATAGTATTTGTTGGAGCAGGTGAGAGAAACGGTATAAGTAAGGAAGAATCAATGTCTATATGGGAGGTATACTCTAAGTACTTAGGTAATGTTGAAATACGCGATGGAGAATCTAATCCAATGTTTGCTGCAAAAGATTATGCACAAGCTAACCCTGATCAAGAGTTTGTATCTGTAACCGGTATTAGAGGAGATAAAGATTTTGTTGACTTAAGAAGAGTAACAACTTTTAAAAATGCACCTAACGTACAAGGATTAGCATTAGCAGCAGCACCCGGATCAGGAGTAAGAGCAACAGATTTTAGAAAAAGTATTTTAGCCGGTGATTTAGATAATATTATAGATTTTTTTCCTGAAGTTTTATCTAGAGAAGAAATCCTAAACATACTATCAGATTTAAAAGATAAAATAGTTGCAGAAATATTAAGTAGTAATTTATCTGGATTTGTAGAAGGTTACTTTGAAAAAGAAGATACCTCTATAGAAGAAATAACTCGTTCAGTAGATAAAAAGAAACTTAACTTTCTTTATGATTATATATCTCGATTAATTCCTAGCGGTACTAATATAAACCTTAACAGTGATAATATAGTAGTTAAGTTTGACGTACCAATTACAGAATCTAACAATGATGATGAGTTGAGAGCTCCAAAACTTAAAGAGTATATAGCATCTTTATTAGAGTATATGCTTGATCAGAAAATGAATATAGTTCCTCTACCTGAAGTTAAGCTTAGAAAAGATGATGTAGCTGCAAATAACTTTTTTGGTAAAACAGCATATTATGATCCGAATAATAAGGAAATCGTTTTATACGTTAAAGGTAGACATAATAAAGATATAGTAAGATCCTTTTCACATGAAATGGTTCATCATATGCAAAACATAGAAGGTAGGCTAAAGACGTACGGTACAACAAATACCAACGAGGATGATAGCTTGCTTGAAATAGAAAAAGAAGCATACCTAATCGGAAATATTACCTTTAGAAATTGGGAAGATAGTTTAAAAAACGGAGATGATGCTTTAAATGAAAATACCACCAAACCTAAAGAAGCCCTAAAAACACCTACCCCTATATACCCACTCCAGGATGAAGCTAAGTTATTAGCAGAAGGTCTTGCTAAGTTAATTAACGGACATATTAATTAAGATGTATGTCTCGTATACTCAAGAAATACTCCTATAAGTACGAATTTTTAAAGTTAGAGTTAGAAGACTTACAAAAAGAATTTGATAATTACCATACAGAATGGACAGATATATTTGGTAAGTACTTTAATAATATTCAAAAAGAGTTTTGGAGAAACGAAGAAACTGGAGAAATAAGACAAGATAAACCCGAGGAAGTAGTTACGAAACCTAAAACTCCAGAAAGAATAAAAAAATTATACAGGAAAGTATCAGTAAAAGCACATCCAGATAAAGGAGGTAATGTAGATGAATTTAATACTGTTAAAACTTACTATGAAGATAATGATTACTTGGGATTGATTAACTATGCTACTCAAAACGATATAGAAGTAGATATTACAGAAGAGGATTCTAAACTATTAGAAGATAGCTGTTCTGCAATAGAAGGAAAAGTAAATAAATTACAATCTTCATTAGTATTTAGTTTTTTTAAAGGTAACAATAGGGCAAAAGAAGCAGTTATAAAGCAGCTTCAAATTCAATATAAAGTAAAAATAAATTCAAAAGACATACTGGAAAAGTTGGAGACTACCTAATTTTTTCGTATATTTATATATAAAATAAAGGTTATGACTAGAGAACAAGTAAACAGTATTATTAAAGAAGTTTATCCTAAGATTGAAAAGTACTATGGGTATTCTAAGTTCTACGACTGTACTCCTTATGTAGAGTTACATCATAACATTTATGCTAGATATAGCGGAGAAGAAGATGCTCAAGGAGATGAAGATGGTTGTCATGCTGAGTTTGATAATACTGATAATAGTATAGTTGTATACTATCCTAATATGAAGAGTAGAAAACATATTATCGAAACTCTTATTCATGAATACCAACATTATTTACAGTCTCCGTTATGGATGAAAAGGTACTACTCTATGGGTTATGATTATAATAATCACCCGTATGAAGTAGCTGCTTATAACGAAGAAAAAAATTATAAAATATTTGCATGAAAAATAGTATAGTAGACTTATTGGAAGCTTATCCAATACCGGAAAAAAAAGAATTACCGAAGTATAAAATATACTGCGATATGGACGGAGTATTAACTGACTTCGAAAGTAGATTTGATCATTACACTGGAATGACTCCTAAAGAGTATGAAAATAAATACGGTACCACTGGATTCTGGAATCTTATAGACGTAAAAGTAGGTATCAAGTTTTGGAGTAAAATGCCATGGATGCCAAGAGGTCAAGAGTTATGGAGCTTTATTTCTAAGTATAATCCATCACTACTTACCTCCCCTTCTAGAGATAATGGATCTAGGCTGGGTAAAAATATGTGGGCTAAGGACAATCTATCTCCTAACCCTAAAGTTATATTTGCATACTCAGCAGATAAACAAAGGTACGCTAATCCTAACAGTATATTAATAGACGATAAAAAATCAAATATAAAAGAATGGATTGCTTCTGGTGGAATAGCTTTTAGAGTAAAAGGCGGTGATATCGGTCCTGCAATCGAAGGATTAAAAGAATTAGGATATGAGTAAAGAATCTCTACTTAAAAAAGAGTTTAAGCAAGCAGATGTACAAAGAGTTAGAAATATAGTAAATAAAGACTTCTCTGCAAAAACTAAATCTCAAACCGGATATCAAAAAAAATACTCTCATTACAAAGAAGGTGACATTTGGGAAGAAGGCGGTAAGCAATGGACTATAAAAAATGGCATTAAGCAGAATATTACAAAGTTAGATAAAGCCAAAAAAGCTATAAGAATGCCGTTATGCTGCCCTAAGTGTGGTACTAGAATGAAAAAACGTTTAGATGAAAAAATGTATAAGATACATGGATTTTGTTTAGACTGTGTAGTGGTATATGAAACAAGCTTGAAACATGCAGGTCTTTATGATGAGTATGAAAAGCAAATGACCAAAGGAAATATTGAAGCATTTATTGTAAACCTAGAAGCATGGGTTACAGAAAGCCTACAGGATAACATTTCAATGGTTACAGAAGCAGGTGACAAGGAAGATTGGGGTGATGTATCTAAAGATTACAAAAGTAGAATTACTGAAGACTTAAGAAACTATATTAGCCTACTTAAAGACCATACTAAGTAAAATTAGCTCTATTTATAGTTAAAGTCTTATCGATGACACAGAAGCAACTACTTGAGTCAGTACTCAAAGAACTTAGCTCTATTAAGAAGAGCATGCCCAATGGAGAACTTATCCAAATGCAAAAGGATATGGAAGGTCTTAAAGAAGATCTCTCCGATCTCAAATATACGCTACTCAACCCAGAAGATGGTGTTATAGTAAAGACTAATCAAAACACAGCTTTTAGACGCAAAATGCAGCAAGGTGATAAAGACTTTGTTACTAAGATGATAGAGGTAGAAGAGCTTAAAAGATGGAAGGAAGGTGTAACTAAAGCTCTTTGGATATTATTTACAGGATTAGCAGGAGTAATAATTAAATTACTTTCCGAAGTATTAAAACAGCAATGACAAATAAGGAGATAGCAAATATAGTATCAGAGTCTTTAAGAGACTGGTTTAAGAAAGAGAAGTGGGTACGCATCTCTTCTTCTGGTAATATAGCTGGCCCATGCGGTACTTCTAAAAATAAGAAGAATCCTGATAGATGCTTACCGAAAGCAAAAGCACAAAGTTTAACTAAAGGTGAAAGAGCAGCAACCGCAGCTAAGAAAAAGAAGGCAGGTAAAAAAGGAAAGACAGTCGTGAAAAATACAAAAAAAGCAACAGTAAAAAAAGAAGAGTATAAAGGTAAACATCAAGGCAGTAATTATAAATGGCCAATGTCACAAGCGACAAAAGATAGAAAAGAAGCGGACAAATTTGCCGGTTCAGATCCTAAAGCTGGTTCTACAATTAAAGGCACAGGTTTTGATTGGAAGAAACAGACAAAAGAAGATATTCAAAACTTAGTGGTTGGAATGGTACATGAAATGCAAAATACTAACTTTAAGGTATTAAAAAAAGGACCTTATTATAGGTACCTTCCATCAGATGATTTATTTACTGATTTAAATCAATTAGGACACCACGGATTACAGCGCAGCCCAGACAACTTAGCAGTTTACAAAACTGCAAACGAGCTTTTAGATGTTTTTGAGGACATGTACTATGAAGACCCTGAAAGAGCACTAGCTTGGGCAGATCAGAATGATGATATTATAAAGTTCATTGGGACTAACGAGGTACTAATGGAGAAAGACGATAGATGTACTAGATTAGCTAAAAGTAAATACGATACATGGCCATCAGCTTATGCTTCAGGAGCAGTAGTTAGATGTAGAAGAGGTGAAATCTGGAAAAAGAAGTAATATGAAACTTAGTAGAATTTTAAAAGAGATGAAAAGAGAAGCATGCCCAGCAGCCACTCAAGATCTCGAACTCAATACTAAAAATAGAGATTCAGCTATCAAAGCAGAGCATATTCAATATGGTCCTTTAAATGTATCTGAACCTGGTAGTTATTGGAAAGATATAGCTAAATACTGGAATACAACTGAAGAAGCAGCAAAAGGAACTAATTGTAGTAACTGTGTTGCTTTTGACATTTCTCCTAGAATGGACGATTGTATGCCAGGAGTTACTTCTGATGATGAAGGTAGATTAGGGTACTGCTGGATGCATCATTTTAAATGTCACTCTGCTCGTAGTTGTAGAACATGGGCTAAAGGAGGACCGATTACAAAGAACGAAGTATCACTGGATTGGCAAGAAAGAAATGACTAGAACTCAACTTACAGAATTAATAAGAGAAGTACTTACCGTAGAAAACTTTAAAGACGGTAAAGTTAAAGGTAAGTCTAAACCCGGTAGAGTTAAAAAATCAGGAGCCTCCTGTAAAGGTTCAGTTACTTCGTTAAGAGCGAAAGCAAAAAAGTACGGAGGAGAAAAAGGTAAGATGTATCACTGGTGCGCTAATATGAAATCAGGTAAAAAATGATATTATCAGATAATAAACTACATAAGGAAGCTTATTTTTTAGACCCAACAGAAGACATAGACGTTTTAAAAAATACTAACTCTGTAGATTTATTTGACCAAAATGGTTACCACTTAACAAAAGCCGAACAGGCTTTTTTGGTTTGTAATGGTTATAAACAATTCGAACGTCGCCATGAAGATTGTATGAGGTACGATTGGTTTACCTGGGATAAGAAAGACGGTGCTCATATTAATCATTCTGATTTATTTGAAAGAAAAGGATTTAAATCTGTAGCTAAAGAACAAATCGAAGCAATTGCTCAGGAATATAATCCGATGTTATATAAACTTGTGAAAATGAAACCTAAATGGGGAATCGATATATCAATAGATTATGTTTCTAAAGATGCAGTATTTGAAGTATTCCATTATGAATGGGATAGCTTTGACTATGATGCAGTTATTGAAAAAAAGTTGGAAATTGAAGAATTTATTCTTAAATTAGATTGGGACGATGTAGCAAAGTCTTTATGGAGTATACGTGACCAGTGGTACGACTTAGATTTTTTTGAACAGACTCAATGGAGAACTAACTATTTTGGTCTCTCTCCTGAGAAATTCAAAAACGTTATTTGGAGTAATTGATCTATTTATAATTATATACGTATATAAAATTTATATTATATGAACTACGAGGAAATAAAAAAGCGCCTTAACAAATGTCAAGTGACTTTAGAGTTAATACAAACCAAAGGAGTGTCTACTAAGGACAAAGGCGATTCTAAAGATGTAAACAAAGTAATTAAAGTACTTAAAGAAAGCATCAAGAAATATAAAAAAATACTTAAAGAAGAAGAATCCTACCTACTCACACCAAAAGGAGGTAAACCTACATTAGCTAAACTATCAGATGACGAAGTTACTGCACTTAAATCTTCCGATGATGTCGATAAGATAAAGACAGCAGCAGGAGAAGAAGTTAAAGAAAATAGTCTTTTTAAGAAAAATAACGGAGTAGAGTTTGATCAAAACGAAACTAAGAAGATAGCAAAAGAAGTAGGTAAATCTTTAGCTATAGCGTTAAAGAAAGGTGGAGATGAGTTAGAATCAATGAAAGCTCATCATATAGAGCCAAACAGCTTTGATATACACGTAGAGTATAAAGCAGAAGGTAATATGGATGAATTCTCTTTCTATATTATAGATGATGCATTACATTTAGTAGATTTTTCCTTCGATAAAGAATTAGTAGAGGTAGGTGTTAAACCTTCGGGAGAGGCAATCATTAACAGGGATGTACTAGCAAATGAACTATTAAAACACTTTAAATCATTATCTGAAGAGTATAATTTCAAAGGCAGAAAATTAAGCCACGAAGAAGAAGATAGATTAGATTTAATTGCACATCGTGAATTCGATGGTGTAAGCTTCAGTAAATTATCTGATAAAGATAAAGAAAAGGTATTTGCCAAAAGAGATAAAGTAGGAGTTAAAGAAGGAGAAGGAGACGATCACCACTACTTAAAAGTATCTAGAGGAGATTATAAGAAAGCTATGTCTATCTTAGATCAAAATGTAGATCCAACTTATGTTAAAATGGAGGTTGTTGACAATGACGGAGCTGGAAATGTAATTATATACTTTGTATTTAGACACGAATATGGATTTGACGATATGTACGACGATCCAGAAGGAAAAGAAAACCCAGAATTCTACCAAGAACCAGATGAAGATCCAAGTGCATTTATGTACGATGTAGTAATGGATTTACGAGCTAACGATATCACAGTAGTAGATTCATCTGCTGATATGGATGAAAACTACGATCCTGATCAAGAACAGAAAGATGATGAAGAAGATCATGGAGTAGCATATGATGATGACGGAAGACCTTTAGGAGAAGATTTAGACATAGGACATCAAGATGATGAGCCTAGTATGTTAAAGTCATCTGCTTTTGAAACAGCTACTTATGCTGCTAAATTAGCAAAGAAATTAGCTCAATATGATCAAGTAGATGGAGAAGTAGATTTTCCTAACTGGTGGCAAAAGAAATTAATCTTAGCTAGAGACTATATGTCTGCAGCTTACCATTATTTAGATTCAGAAGAAAAACAACCTCTTATTGATAAACTAGCTTTAGAGCATGCAATGAATGAAGGTACTGAATTATATGATAAAAATGGTATCAATATAAAAAGATTCTCTGGCGGTAAAAGAGGATTAATGGTACAGATTACTTACGGTGGGGATTATATTCATGTTCCTGCAGAAGAGTTTTCAACATTAGCTAGAGCAATGCAATCGGTACAAGGTGACTTAAAGGATATGTCAACTCAAATACCTAGACGTAAAAATATGGACGAAGCATCCGCTGCTAAGATTCAAACAGCTTACGGTAAGGTAATTAGTATAATGAAAGATCTTGCTAAGAAATACAAAGCAGGTGATAAATCAGTTGTTGACCAACTTAGATCTCTTACTATAACTAAAAAGAAACTAGAAGCTGAATTAGAAAGAGCAGTAGCCGGTACACACCATAGTCAGGAACTAACAGAAGTTACTGAAGACGAAGTTCAAGATGCAATTAGAGAGTTAAGAGATTTAATCGATGAAATCGAGTCTAAAGGAGAAGAAGCAAGAGAAGTAGTTAGACATACATTTCCTAACGAGCTATCAAGATTAGATGCTTACGGTGCTTTTAATAACATGTATTCAGGTAATAGATACGATGTCACTCTAGGAGGCTTTGTAGACAGATTAGAAGAAGAAGGATATGAAATCGAAGACGGAGAAGTATATACTAACGAATCAGTATTAAAAGAATTTACTGATGATAGATTTAAAGGTTCAGAAGTAATCGACGATGCTAACAAAAGAGCGCCTGATATGTTCGGTAAACAATTATTTGCAGATCTATTACCTAAAGGGGTAGCTAGTGAAAACGATGCATTTGAAGCTTTAAAGAAACATGATAAGAGTGGTATCAAAGCTAGAATGGGTCAATACGCACCAATGTTTGTTCACATGCAATATCATAATTTAGAGCATGAAGGTCAAAAATATAGAATGCATCAAAAACAATACTACAATAGTAACTTTAAAGATAAAGATCCAGACTTTAATCCTGGCGTATCAGAAATTACCTTAATGAAAGTAGATGAAAATGATGAGGGTCATAATTTAGGTACTATTTTAGTTAAAACAGATCAATATGTACAAGATCTAAGAAACTTACCTGGACTAGGAAAGAGGCATATGGAAGAAGCTACTAGACAAGACCTAGGAATGACTTCATCAGTATCTAAACGTAGAGCAGGAGCTGAATTAAAACAAAAATTAGCAGGTAAACGTTCTGATGGAATGGGTAAGTATGATGGTAATATTTACGGATTAGATAATGACGGCAAAAGAGTTGAATTGAAAAGTTTAAACGATTTAAATAAATTTAAGAAGTTTGAATTAGATGCTGATATAAACGAAGCTAAAGGAGGTCAAATTATGCCTGGAGATTATGTTAAAAATCAACACGGTAATATTTATCAAAGAGTAGATGGAAAAGTTGGAAGACATGATGCTTATGTTAGAGTTATTAACGGCAAACCAGGTAAAAGGAAAACTGGCTTACATGACTCTTTTAAATTAACCTTAGTAAACAAGGACGAATTAACTGAAGGAGCAACATGCTGCGGTAAATGCGGTAGAGTACATGTTAAAGGAAACTGTAAAAGACCTTTTTTAAAAGGAAAGTCTCACTGTAGAAATAAATAAGATATGCATAAGCTTGAAAAACTAATATTAGAATCGTACAGCGAAGTCATTGATGAAATGTCAAAAGCTCAAATTGAAAAAGAGACTGGTAACAGAACTACTCAATGGGAGGATCTTACGGATAAGCAAAGAGCAGGTATCGTCAAAAGGTATGGTGAACCAAAGTTTGATGGTAAACACGATTTCTTTAGTAGTGATATGTCAACATACTTTAAAGCTTCAGAGAAAAATACTACAACAGGTACTATTGGACATAAGGTAATAACACTACCTTCATTTGGTTCTCTTTATAAAAATTTCTCAGATATTATAGGCGATATTAAAAAGTTAATGGGGTCTGATGATATTAGAAAAGATGAAGCAGCTAGAGAGTTTTTCGAGTTAACCAGAACTAATTTCAGAAAATTACAAAGATACTTAAGAACAGAGAGACCTGAACAGTATAATCTGCTTAAGATGCAGAGAATGATGGAAGGTATTGAGAAAGCTTTTACTTCAATAGAAGAAGGTATCAACGATCATTATGACTTAGTTCATGTATACGATAAAGACGGTAGAATGTTCGGTACTGGTTCTGTTGAAAAAGTAGAAGGTGACAAAACCTTTGTACGATTCGACGGTAGCACAGTTAAAAGATTTCCTAGCGACAGAGTAAAACCTGTACAAGAAGCATTAGACTATAACGATCCAGTTCTTATGAGAGCAAGAGTTGCTAAGATGAGAGCTGATGATATGAAAAAATTAGACGCTTATAAAAAATCTCCTGAAGGCAAAGCAGCTGCAAGAGCATATGCTAGCGGACAAAGAAAAGAAGAGAAAGCAAGAGAGATTGTTCGTAAGTTAAAGATTAAAAGAGCTCAAGTAATGAGCGATATGGAAAACGATCCAGAAATCGAACCAACAGGAGGACCAGTAGCTGATATGTACGGTGATCAATTAAATAAGATTGATAATGCTATTGAAAAAGCAGCATCAGTATATAACAAGAATATGTCGTATGATCAAGCAGTAGGAAAGATAAATGAAGCATATGAGGAATTAGTTACCTTTGGGTACGATTTAGATAGAATACAGGATGTAGTTGATCATTTACAATCTAACTATAAAGAAGGACAGGATTTTGAACTCCACATAGGTAGAGGAGATGATTTACCTAACGCAGTAACTTTAAAAAATTCTGCTTTCCAAAAAGATCATGACCTAAACGATATGCTAAATGCAGCACAAAGTGATCAAGATAGATACGATGCTTATACTACTGAAGATGTAGTTACTGAATTTGTAGGTAAAGAATTAGAAGATAGAAACGAACCTTTATACGATAAGTTAGTACCTGGAAACGGAGATGCAGAAACAGTAGAAGGTGAAATGTTAAGAGCTATCAATAGAATTATTTATAGATACTATAACGACGGTGATGAATATTTTACAGGATATGGTATTGAAACTGCCGGACCTGCTCACTCATTTTTAGTTAACGCAAATCATCCATTAAGAGCTGTAGTAGCAAAAATATTTAAAGAAGGTACTGATTACGAAAAAACAATCAAAGATGTGCTAATTTCTATCTTAGACTATATAGAGTCAAAAGAAGGAGAGTACACCAAGAATACTTTAGGAGGTATATTTGATTATGAGCCTGAATTTGAAGAAGAAGATGATTACGATGACTATGATGATTACGACGATGATGAGTATTATCAAGAAGGAGTAATAAAAGAAGAAACAGTACCAGAAGAAGAACCTGATATGGATGCTCCTAAAGAGACTATATTAGAGGATGCAACAGATATTATACTAGGGAAGTTCCCAACATTAAAAAAAGCTATAATCAAGCTACAAACTGATCAGTTTAAAGAATTTGTAACCAGTATTGACTGGATTTCGCCTAGACCATCATCATTTAGGGTGAACATTAAAAACGGTCAATCTTATATTCTTAAGTGGACTGGAACAGCATTTGAAGCTCAGATACTAGGTAAACGCTATTACATCGATAAGATAGATGATTATCAACAAGCTTTAGATAAGTTGGCTAGGCTTTACAAAGAAGGACCAATGGGCGGGTCTGGAGATGCAGAAGCTGCTGATACCGATACTGGAAGTTCCGGTGGAGGTGGAGGAGGCGACTTCCCTGGTTCTGATGCAGGAGGCGGAGGAGATGATGCAGGAGTTGATGCTCTTGGTGGAGACGCTGGAGGAGATGAAGCACCAGCAGATGATGCCGGAGGTGCAGACTTAGGCGGAGAACCAATAGACTTTGAAGAACCAGGAGAAGATCCAGAAGCTTAATATAAAATTAATAAAATGAATAACTTTGATTTAAGAAAATTCTTAACAGAAAATAGACTTACTTCTAATAGTGCAGATACATATACGTCTAGTGGTATTGCAGATTATACAGTAAATATCTCAGGAGCAACACCTCAACAAATAGCGCTGATTAAGTGGGAAGATGAAAGTTACGGCCGTGCATTCCCAGTTCCGTACAATTCTAAGTATGATTATCAATTCTATGCTGATGAAATTATGAAGTTGAATTCAGAAGAAGAAGTAAGAGATTATTATAAAAATAAAAGGAAAGAATCACATACTAAAAAAATTGGTCACACAGGAACAAGGGATTTAGTAAAAGATGAAAATGGAGAAGTAAAATATTTTGATGGATTAGACAACTATGGTAATCGTTTGTGGATTACACGAGCTGTTAAAGTTTGGAAAAAAGCAAGTAAACCAGTGAAACCTGTACATCAACCAGAGACTGGAGATCCGAAATACTTGAAAGTAGCTAAAAAGTTAACCGATATGTATAAGTCTACACCTCAAGGAAGAAAAATTATAATGGGAACTAAGCCGTTTAGAAAAGACGGTATTGATGATGTCCAAGCTCTTATTCTTTCTGCAGATCAATACTTAGAATACTTTGAAGAGAGAGACGATGAAGATGGAATTGAAATAGCTAATTACTTTCTCAACTCTTTAGGAGATTTAGATTAGTATAAACATCAAATAAAAATAAATAAAATGAATAACTTTGATTTAAGAAAATTTTTAACTGAAAATAAACTTACCTCTAATAGTAGAGCAGTAGAAAATGAAGATGAACTTAATGAAACCCCAGGAATAACACTTTATTTCCCTGGCGAAATTGCCCCTGCAGATCTATACTATTCTGATAAACACGGTAAATTAGTTGCATTGGATGATGTAGATGATAAGTACCATGATAGAATTAAAGATTGGCTTGTAGTTAGAAAAGGAGATAAGATCGAAGGTCCTGAGGATTAAGATAATTAGTAGTCTAAATATATAAAAACAAATACAATGAATAACTTTGATTTAAGAAAATTTTTAATAGAAAATAGAGATACTAACTCTACTAAACTTTTAAGTGAAGTAAAATTTACTAAAAAAGAAATTATTAATTCTGTTACTTTTCCAACCGGAGAGGTATATACAGTAGGAGAATACACCAACTACGACGGTATGAGAATAGATACTATCACACCAGTCCCAGAAAATGAGAGAGAAGAGGATGAAGTAGTAGCTATCGAAATGAGAGATGGAGATAATGCAGTTATATATAAATTTAACGCTGAAGGAAAAGAAGTAGAATATTAAAAGATTTAAAGCAAATACAATGAATAACTTTAACCTAAGAAAATTTTTAAAAGAAAATAAACTTACTTCTAATAGTAAGCTATTAAAAGAAGAATTAACTTACGATTTTGATGAGGTTAATGATGCCATCTATGATCCTGCTTATAAAGCAGAAGTAGAAGCAGGTATTAAAAGACAATTACCAGATATTTCTGATAAAGATTTAAAAGCAATCATAGATAGTTCTGTAGAATATTACTCTGATGAAAAAGAAGAAGATGTACCTTCTGGTGATATCGTAGATATGGCAGTTGATTACTATAACGATGAAATGGCTGGAGACAGTAACCCATCAGCACCAAGAAAAAGACATGATTTATCTAATGTTGATTTAAGTGGGTTAGATAAAGGTCAAAAAAAAGCTTTTGATAAATTTGTAGATGTTTACCTTAACCCTTACGGTGTTACTGATACACAAGAAGATTTAGAACGCTACGTTAGACAATTTGGAAAAATAAAAAATGCATACGATTTTGATCATATAATCCCCAATTCATTTCAGTATGACAGGGAAGAAAGAGAAGCTATGCAACATCAATTGAAAAAAGCTTATTTAGCTGAAGGCCTCTTATTTGAAGAAGAACAATGGTTTGATCCCTCTAGCCCTTCACACGGTAAGGGATATAAAGTATTAGGCGATAAACCACAAGAAGGTGCTTTTTATGTAAGTGGATATGATTTTGAAAATGATAAAAGCTTTGAACATTATGTACTTGATCCTAATTATAATAAGTACCTTACTGCTACCCAAGAATTATTAGGTCTTGCTGATGAACAGGGACACGAGTATGAAAGTATAGAACAGTATTATGATACAGTTGAATCTTTTCAAAATGATTTAAGATCTTATGCTAAAGGAGGTAAATTCGAAGGTGATGAGGTACCTAATTGGCTTATGCAAGATCTTGCTATGAGTTTTGGAACTGATTATGACCAATTTTATAGTGATGATGAAGACGAAGACGAAGACGATCATTAAAAAGTAAATATAATGAATCTTATCGATAGAGTCATATTAGAATGGTCATATAAGACCAAAAAAGGATATCCTGACATTAATAGTCAAGAGGATATGGCTTTGTTTGAATCTATGTTTGGTTTTATTCCTTTATTAAATGAAAATAAAGATCTAGTAAACCTTATTAAGAGTAAAATAAACAGATACGGTGATATAGAAGCTACTGCAGGTACATCTAAGATTGTTTTAAAATTTTCTGAAATTCCATCTAGAGGAGCAAGTTCAAGCACACTTAGAGGAGAGGTATTTACAGAATTAGAAAAACTAGCTAACCAAGAAGAAGACATAACCTCTTACACTAAAGCCAGATCATCGAGTTCTTCAGTAGGACAATCATTACTCACGTTTAGGGGAAATGATTATTCGATTATAGTAAAAGGAACAGCAGCAGAAGATAGTGCAGATACAGATGTAAAAGAAGGTTTAGTTTCTTTATTCTATGTTAGTGATATTACTTCACCATTTACAGTAGAAAACATTTCAGAAAGAGCAGAACGTTTAATAAGTACAATGCCAGCAGAAATTCCTGGAGAAGATTCAACTAGCACCAAAAAAATTGTTTCATACTTATCAGCGCTTGAACCTAAAAACTCGCATGTAAACTTTGTTAACCAACCTCTATCTAGTGCTCTTGCTATTAAGGAAAAATACCCTAAAGCTAAACTTATACGTTCAGGAAAATTTGATGAGATAAGAAGTAAGGCCAAACAACTTACCGGATATGATAAAGACAAATGGTGCCCCGGAGATTTATACGTACAATTAAAAGGTATACCCGATATTAATTCTGCAGACAATATTGAAATAATTAATAATTTCTTTGTGCAAGAATGGGGAGGTACTACAAACGTAGCAGGTGAAGAAGCTTCTTTAGTAGCAGTTTCTTTAAAACAGCAAAAAGCACAAGGTGGAAAAGCAAAAGGTCTTCTTGCTAAATACTCTAAAGTTAGATCAGATTATAATTTAACTAATGATGAAAAAGGGTACGATGTAGATCAGTTTAAAGAAGCAATCGTACCATTAAGGAGTAAAATAAGCTCTTTAGTTGGATCTGCAGATAATGTGTCGTACAGCTTAGAAAGTATAAGTTTAGAAGATTTTGATATAGATCAACTTAGAGGAAAATATGCGGCTTTGAAAGCTATTGAATTCCTATTTAAGAAGTTTCCACCGGGTAAAATAGCTGACGCAGTAGTTGCATTAGCAGGCTTTGCAATGTCTTTAACTGATGTTAACCCTGGTTTTTTTAAAATAATTGGTAACTCATCAGGAACTAATGCTACAGTAGAATCATACCCTCAAGGTACTAATATAGTTCTCTACAATAAAGAAGGGGATTATAAAGATATTAAGATATTAGATACAGATAGTTACGGAGGAGTAAGAATATTATTTCACATACTAAAACGAGGTAAACCACACTTCGTCCAGATAAGTGCAAGGAACAATGGTAATACTCAAGGCACTTTAGAAATAGAAAAAATAAATCCAATATAGGATAGTTATGGCAAAAGATATAAAAAAAATAATAGCACAAGAGTACTTTAAGTGTGCTAAAGATCCGGCCTACTTCATGAGGAAGTATTGCTATATACAGCATCCTACAAGAGGACGTATATTATTTAATTTATATCCATTTCAGGATAAAGTATTACATTTATTTAGAGATCATCAATATCTAATTACTCTCAAGTCAAGACAGTTAGGTATATCCACTTTAGCTGCAGGTTACTCTCTGTGGCTTATGTTGTTTCATAAGGATAAGAACGTACTTGCTCTAGCAACAACTCAAGCTACTGCAAGAAACTTAGTATCTAAGACTATGTTTATGTATGATCAACTACCTAAATGGTTAAGATTACCAGCAGTAGAGAAAAATAAATTATCACTTAGACTAAAGAATGGATCGAAAATTACAGCTAAATCTTCTAACGCCGATGCCGCAAGGTCAGAGGCAGTATCACTACTGCTTATCGATGAAGCAGCCTTTATTGATAACATTCAAGAAACGTTTACAGCAGCACAACAAACCTTAGCAACAGGTGGACAGTGTATGGCATTATCAACTCCTAACGGAATTGGTAACTGGTTTCATCAGACTTGGGATAAAGCAGAAAGTGGTGAGAATTCATTTTTACCTATAAGATTACCATGGACAGTACATCCTGAAAGGGACCAAGAATGGCGAGAAAAACAAGACTCAGATTTAGGTCCTAGAATGGCAGGACAGGAATGTGATTGCGATTTCTTAGCTTCTGGTGATACAGTATTTGAACCAGACGACATGATGTTTTATGAACAAACATACTTAAAAGATCCTTTAGAGAGAAGAGGTGTAGATGGTAATTTATGGATATGGGAAGGAGTTGACTACACAAAATCATATATGGTAGTAGCAGATGTTGCTAGAGGAGACTCTGCGGATTATTCTGCATTTCACGTATTTGACGTAGAAACTTGTACTCAAGTAGCAGAATATAAAGGTAAATTATCTCCTAAGGATTACGGAAATGTCTTAGTAGGAATAGCGACAGAATACAATCAAGCATTGTTAGTAATAGAAAACGCAAATATAGGATGGGCTACAATAGAACAGGTGATGGAACGTCAATATAGTAATTTATACTATAGTTCTACATCTCAAATGGAAACTGTAGAGTCTTATATGAGCAAGTATGAAAGAGATAAATTAGTCCCAGGCTTTACTATGTCCGTAAGAACAAGACCTTTAGTAATTGCTAAGATGATTGAGTATATTAGAGAAAGAGGCGTTACTATACAGTCTAAAAGGCTTTTAGGAGAGATGAGAGTATTTGTATGGAAAAACGGAAAACCTCAAGCACAAACTAATTATAATGATGATTTACTTATCTCTGCAGCAACTGCTCTATATGTTAGAGATACTGCATTAAGATTAAGACAACAAGGGATGGACCTAGCTAGAGCTCAATTATCTTCATTTACTAATCTAAATGCTAAGAATAAAGCTATAATAAAATCAGTTGGAAGTCCGCAAAATAATCCTTATATTATAGATAATGGACGAACCACAGAAGATATTTCGTGGTTATTAAAATAGACTATTTATATAAAAATACACATTAATGGCAGATAAATCGCTATTTGGACGTTTACAAAGACTTTTTTCTACCGACGTAGTAATACGTAATGTGGGTGGAACACAACTAAAAGTTGTAGACACAAATAATATACAGACGACAGGTAAGTATCAAACCAATTCTTTAATGGATAGGTTTACTCGTTTATATACTTACAACAAAGCAAACATATTTAATCCAAACCTTAATTATCAGACTCTACGTATTCAATTATATTCTGATTACGAGGCAATGGATACTGATCCAATTATAGCTTCTGCACTCGATATTATAGCAGATGAAGCAACAGTAAAGAATGATCAAAATGAAGTACTAGGAATTAAATCTTCTGATGAAAATATTCAAAGAGTACTTTACAACTTATTTTATGACGTTTTAAATATTGAGTTTAACCTCTGGTCTTGGACTAGAAATATGGTTAAATACGGAGACTTTTTCTTAAAGCTAGAGATAGCAGAGAAGTACGGTGTTTATAACGTCTTACCCTATACAGTTTACCACATCGCTAGACATGAAGGTAACGATCCTGAAAATCCTCAAAAAGTAGAATTTGAATTAGATCCTGACGGTATAGCAGCATCTACTGATTCTAACTATATGCCTGGAGGAAGAAAACGTAATAATAATATTACGATTGATAATTACGAAATGGCTCACTTCAGATTAATATCTGATACTCATTACCTACCTTACGGTAGATCTTATTTAGAGCCAGCTAGAAAAATATTTAAACAAACCTCTTTAATGGAAGATGCAATGTTGATTCATAGAATCATGAGAGCACCAGAAAAGAGAATGTTTTATATTAATGTAGGTTCTATTCCTCCAAATGAAGTTGAGCAGTTTATGCAAAAGACTATCAATGGAATGAAGAAAACTCCTTATGTTGATCCAGAAACAGGTCAATATAACTTGAAGTTCAATATGCAGAATATGATGGAAGATTTCTATCTACCTGTACGAGGAGGAGATACAGCTACTAAAATAGAAACTACCAAAGGATTAGATTACGATGGTACTAATGACGTTCAATACTTACAATCTAAGTTATTTGCAGCATTAAAGATACCTAAAGCATACTTTGGCTACGAAGGTGACTTAAGTGGTAAAGCTACTTTAGCTGCAGAAGATATTAGATTTGCAAGAACAGTAGAACGTATTCAAAGAATCATGGAATCAGAGCTTACTAAGATAGCTCTAGTTCACTTATACACTCAAGGATTCTCAGGTGAATCACTTACTAACTTTGAAATCAAGTTAACTACTCCTTCTATTATATTTGAACAAGAGAAAGTTGCACTACTTAAAGAAAAAGTAGATTTAGCTACTCAAATGAAGGATTCTAAATTATTCTCTACAGATTATATTTACGAAAATATATTTGACTTATCAGAAGATGCTTATATGGAAATGAGAGATCTAATGGTAGAAGATGAAAAACGTAAATTTAGAAGAGCACAGATAGAAGCAGAAGGTAACGACCCAGCTTCATCTGGAGTAACTTACGGTACACCACACGACTTAGCCTCTATGTACGGTAGAAGAGCAACAGCTACACCAAAAGGTGGAGAACAAGCTAATCTACCAGCAGGGTATAGCGAATGGGGACAGCCAGGCCCAGAAGGCGGAAGACCAAAAGAAAAAGCTTCTGTATACGGTACTACAGCAGGACTAGGAGGACGTGATCCTTTAGGTCAACATGGTATGAAAGGTGGTTTTCCTAGCGATGCCGATAATGTCAATGAAAACACAGTAGCAAAGACTATTTTAGCTAAAAACGAAGATCTTTTAAAGAAAATTGTTTTTACTAAAGATACGAGTGAGGACAACGAGGGACTATTAAACGAAGATCAAATAAAGGATTTAGGTAAGTAGTGCATATTTATATATAGTAAACGTATAAGATGAAAATAAAGCATTCTAAGTATAGAAATACTGGACTAATATTTGAATTGTTAGTTAAGCAGATTGCGGCTGATACTCTCTCTGGAGCAGAATCGCCGGCTGTCGGTATTCTCAAAGAATTCTATGCAAGTAAAACTTCGCTTGCAAAAGAATATAAACTATACGACTTAGTAACAAAGTCTAAAGGAGTAACACAGAGAAGAGCAGAAGCAATAGTTTCAACTATTACTGAAGTATCTAGAAAACTAAATCAAGATGCTCTCAAAAGTCAAAAATACAAACTAATATCAGAAATTAAAAAACACTATGATGTAGATGAGTTTTTTAGTATCCAAGTTAGAGACTACAAAGCACTAGCTGCTATGTACTGTTTATTAGAGGCTCAAAATAATGAAGAGCTAGTTGACCCTAAGTACTTAGTAGACAATAAAGTTACTATTTTAGAACACCTAACAGATAAAACTCAAGATACAAATGACGTTAAAGATACGTTAATCGAAGAGTATTCTAAATATGATAAAGATCTTAAACTACTAACGTTTAAAATTTTATTAGAGAAGTTTAACAGTACATATAAAGATTTACTGCCAGAACAGAAAAACATACTTAAAGAATTTATCACCTCAGTTAATTCAAAAAAACGTTTACACACTATAGTTAATGAAGAATTGACTAAATTGAGAATTCAGGTAAATGAGCTTTCATCTAAAGTAACAGATGAAGTAATAAAAATAAAATTAGAGGAAGTAGCCAAAGCAATCAATCCTGTAAAAAAGACTGAAAAAATTGGCGACACCCACTTGGTTAATTTAATGCAATTTTACGATTTAGTTAATGAATTAAAAACTCTGTAATGAAAAGATCAGAGCTTACATCATTAGTTAAAGAAGTAATGACTGAGTTAGACGAAGCTAACGTTACCGGAGGGTCAGCTACATTTACTCCTGGACAGGGAATGAATTATGCTACACCCTTTGCTTTTGGTAAAGGTAATAGAGCTAAAAATGCATTAAAGAAGTTAGGATATAAAAAGGTTAGTCGTCCTAAACGACCATCAAATACTAAATTAGTTGACTACTTATGAAAACAGCAACACAAAAATATCATGCGGTATTAGAAGGTAAACTTCAAGAAGCAGAATTTGTCCGTCAAATGAGACAAGCATATCCGCAATTCATCACTCAATGGAACGGGTATAAAGATTCCGTATCTATTCTTAAACAAAAGAGTCTTATTTTTGAAAAGAAAGAAGTTAAGAAAGATATTGATGTATTAGCAGATCAATTTCCTATAAATGTAGTTGAAAGAGGAATTGATGCAGAACTGGAAGCACAGGGTATAGACTCTACTGGGAATGTATCTAAAGAAGATTACATGAAAGCTAGAATTAAAGTAATTGCTAATTTACAGAAAGATGCTAATCACTATATTAACTTAATAGCAGGAGAATCTTCTAAGGTAGATAAACACGACCAAATGGTTGAGCCTAAAAAAGGTAATGAAGTAGATGTTCATAATGGACTTAAGAAAGCTGATTTAAAAGAAAATCATACTAAACCAGTAAACGAATATGATCAAGCAGATTCAGTAGCTGATTATATTAAAAAATATTATGCTAATCCTAAAACCGGTAAGAGTTTAATTGATGATGAAATCATTAACGACTTTTATAAAACTCACCCAGAATGGGAAGAACAAGCAGATGGTTCTGATGAAGGCATGCAAGCCGTAATGGATAACTTTCAAGAGTTTTTATCAGTAAATTACGAATCAGGAGCTGATTATATGCAAGAAAAAGTTGCTAAGTCTGCAGAAGATGTTATTGACCCAGCAGATTATGGAGCAATAGGCCAAGGGTACTTAAAAGGATTTAATAAGCCTCATTCACTAGATGCAGATCAATTAGAAACTTTAGGTAGAAAAGTAGTTGATAGTCTCCATAAAGGAGATTTTGATGCTGCTAAAGCTAAGTTTGTTAAAGAAGCTATGTCTGATGATGAAATGGCTAGAATTGCTAAATACGGTAAAGATACAGATATGAAATCAATTGACAAGTTATACAAGCTTGGTCAAATGTTTTCTAGTGATTTTGATTACGAAGGAATGCTCAAAGCAGGATTAAAAGTTAGATTAAACACACCGATAGATAAAATGCAAGCATTATTTGATTCATTCGAAGATGTTAATTACCACACAGAAGGTAGTCATCTATCTTATGCAATCGATGCTGCTAAAGAAGGTAATAAAGCAGAAGTATTAGATAACTTAAAGAAATTCAGAGCGGCTATTAAAAAGACTTTAAGTAGTTTCAACGAAGGTGTTTCTAAAGTTAGAAAACAACTTGAAGGTTCAGATCCAGTTAATACTGATATGACAGCAGATTTAGACGATGATGAAGGTTTAGCAGATGTTGAAGAAGTAATCAACGAAAGAGTAGGTAGCCTACAGGAGTTTATTGCTCTTATTCAAGACAGAGCTGAAGAAAACGATACTTCAGAAAGAGAAGAAGCTGAAGAGGTAATGTACGCCATAGGAGATCATTACAACATTGGTGTTGATATTATGAAAGGTCCTTGGGATGACGACAATGGAGTAAACGAAGGTAGACGCAGAAAATCTCAAGGAGGTAAAGTAGTTACTGAAAACGATTACGAAACTGGAGGGTATGTAGAGAGCATGGGACCTTTATTTGACAAAGGTGTTAATATGTTAATTAAAGCTTGGGAAGAATGGAAAATGGGCCCAATGACAGAACCTGGAATGATAGAGTTTGCTAAAAAAGACGTATTAGAATATTTAGAAACTCAATTTATGGTTGAGAACCTAGAAGAAGCTAAAGGTAAAGATCATGACGGAGATGGAGATGTAGATAAAGATGATTATATGGCAGCTAAAGACAAAGCTATCAAAAAAGCGATGGGTAAAGATGAAGCTGTTAAAGAGAATATTAAAGCTATTATATTTAAAGTATTAGAAGAAGGAGTAATAAATGAAGCTGCAACTAATGCATTAGCAGAATTCTCTGATACATACGGAGGCTACGAAGGAATGAAACAAGCTATTATAGCTCTACAGGATATTGTAACTGATATTGAATCTTATTACGATAAAACTAGAAGTAAGATACAAAAGGTATACAACACTCTAGGAGATATAAGAAATGAAGAAGGTTTAAAAGTAGGAGGCTTTCTAGCACCCGCAATTGAACAAGCATTCAATAAAGATTTAAGACCTGCTGTTAAAGGAGGGTTTACTAAAGGATTAGATCAACCTAAAGTTAGAGTAATATCTCAAGCAGATATCGATGCTCATAACTCAGGCGAAAGGCCTTTAGGAGAAGAAGAAAAACAAACAGTATTTTCAGCACCTACAATCAACGGAGCATTATAATTTAATAATCAAACACAATGAACAATTTTAACCTAAGAAAGTTCTTAACAGAAAACAACTTAACTACTAACAGTAGACAATTAAACGAAGAAGTAGTGGAAGATGCAGATTACTCTGTTGAGCAAGCTTTTCGAAAATTTGGTGTCGATATAACTAAAGATGTTATAGTAGCTGAAATGGACGGTGGAACAGCAGGCCTCGGAGGAGGACAAGTAGATATCGGAGAACCTGAACCAGCAGCAGTAGTAGCTAAGCGATTAGAGAAACACAGACTATCAACAGTAGCTGATTATAAATCTGAAGAATCAGACAGAGAATTCCCAGTATCCTATGAAGACGGATTCTATGGGGACTATACCCCAGAAGGAACTGAACATAAATTAACATATTCAGTATTCGAAGGAGTAGCGTACGATATTTTTCAATAAAATAATACAACATGGCACAATTATTAGTAGACGTAACACCATTCAAATCAATTCTTAGAGAATCTAAGGAAAGACCCGGTGTATACGAAGTCGAAGGGGTTATGCAGAGAGCAGTATCTAAAAACCAAAATGGACGTACATATAGTAAGCCTATTTTAGAGAGAGAATGCTCAAAGTACATAAAAGAGTTTGTAGAGAATGGTAATGCATTCGGAGAACTTGATCACCCTGAGTCTCCTATTGTCTCTCTTAAGAACGCCTCTCACATAGTAAAAGACTTATGGTGGAAAGGAAACGACCTTATGGGACGTGTAGAGTTATTAAATACTCCTTCCGGAAACATCGTAAAAGAAATCATAAAAGCAGGCCATACAATCGGTATCTCATCTAGAGGTACAGGATCAGTACAGCAAACAAATGAAGGTGCATTAGAAGTGCAAGACGATTTCGAACTAGTATGTTGGGATTTTGTTTCAAATCCTTCTACTCACGGTGCATTTATGAACCCAGTAGCATTATCAGAAGGTAAAATAAAAGTATCTAAATTTCAAAACTTAGATTCTATTATAAATGATATATTAAGAGCATAATGAAATTAGCACACATAATATTAGAAAGCGACGAAACTCAATTAGGTCAAGAATTAGCAAAAGCTATGGAAGCCGAGTTTGGTAAACAAGGAGAAGAAGGACAAGTTAATGAAGTTATATCTGTAGTAGGTATATTAGGATGGGCACTTGCTTCTAATACAGTACTAGACGTTTTAGGTAAGTATGCTGCTAAAGGACTTAAAAAACTAGGTTTAGATAAAGCAGCTGATAAAGCTGATGCAGTTCATAAATGGGCACATAATAATGAAGTTAACATAGTTAAAGCTATCTCAGGTTTTATTAAGCCTTTCGTAAGAGATGAAAAGAAAAGAGAATTAGTTGCTAAAGGATTATTTATAGCTATGTTAGCAGGATTAGGTATCAAAGCAGGTATAGGAGCAATGCAAGCTCTTAGAGGTGCTAATGTAGCAACCGCTACTATAGGAGCAGTAAAAGCAGCACTAAAAGGAAGAGATATAGCAGTAGTCGGAGCAGAGATAGCTGGTGCTGTTGCAGCATCTGCATAAATATTTTCAGTTTTCTGAAAAAGTATATATTTATATAAGAATATACAGTCTCTTATACTGTATCGATTTTATTTAAATTTCCTATTGTAGTTCTCAATAACTACAGAAATCAAACAATTATTTTAAAAAATGGCAAACAAAGATTTATTCAAGCAAGCTATTGCTGAAGCTAAGTCTGTAAGAGAAGCCGCTATTGCTAACGCTAAGGAAGCTTTAGAAGAGTCTTTGACTCCTCATCTAAAAGATATGTTAGCTGCTAAACTACAAGAGATGGAAGATTCATCTGTTGAAGAAGAAGTAGTAAACGAAATGGAAGATGATGTAGAAGAAGTAACTACTGAAGTAGCCGAAGAAGAAGTAGAAGAAGGATCTTACAGTGAAGAAGAAGCAATGGAAGAAGCTGAGGATGATGCAGAAGAAGCTGCAGACGAGGCTGAAGAAGAAGAAGTTGCATCTGAGGATGAGCCAGCAGACGACGAAGATCTATCAGATCTTTCAGTTGAAGATTTCAAAGACCTAATCAGAGACATTATCGCACAAGAAATGGGCGGAGGTGCTGAAGATATGGGAGCTGAAGTTGGAGCTGATTTAGACGCTGGAGCAGAATTAGAAGAACCAGGCGAGGGCGATCCTATGGCTGGCGAAGAAGGTGACGAAGAGATTGACTTAGACGAATTATTAGCAGAACTTGATGCTATTTCAGAAGGCGAAAGCGAAGAAGAAATGGAAGAAGGTAAGAAAGAAGAAGATGCAATGGAAGAAGTTGCAATTGAAGCTCCTGTTAATGAAGAAACTAAAGAAGAACTTAAAAGCGCTTTAGAAACTATCGAAACTTTGAGAAGTGAACTTAACGAAGTTAATTTACTAAACTCTAAGTTACTTTATGTAAACAAAATTTTCAAAGCTAACAACTTAAACGAAGCACAAAAAGTAAACATTATTGCTGCTTTCGATAAAGCTGAAACAGTTAAAGAAGTTAAGTTAGTATTTGAAACAGTTAACGAAAATGTAGTTATTAAAAAAGAGACTACTATCAAAGAACACAAAGGAAGAGCAAGCAAAGCAACTGGAACTACAGCAAGTAAGCCAGAAGTGATTAGCGAAGTTTCCTCTGCAGTTCAGAGAATGCAAAAATTAGCTGGAATTATTAAATAACATTATCCAAAAAAAATTAAATCATGGAATTAAACCAATTATTAGAAAGCTCTAACAATTTTAAGAGCCTACAGGCAGACGCAGCGCGTTTGGCTGATAAGTGGTCAGCTTCTGGTTTGTTGGAAGGAATTCAAGACGAAAAAGCCAAAAACAACATGGCAATGGTACTTGAAAACCAAGCAAAACAAATCGTAGCTGAAGCAAACAACACAGGTGCTTCTGGAACAGGTGCTGGCTTTACAGCTGGTGCAGGTGAGCAGTGGGCTGGTGTTGCTTTACCACTTGTAAGAAAAGTATTCGCTCAAATCGTAGCGCAAGACTTTGTAAGTGTACAACCAATGAACCTACCTTCAGGTCTAGTATTTTATCTAGACTTTAAATATGGTTCTGCTGTAAACGGTAGAGGTGACGGAGACAACATGTACGGTAACGTAACTGAAGCATCATCTAAAATGGCAGTAGATACTGACGTTGCTGGTGGTCTTTACGGCGCTGGACAGTTCGGTTACTCTATTAACGAGAAAACTTCAGGAAACATTTCTGCAACTGTACAAGCAACTGCTTCATTAGCAGATGTAGGATACGATGCAAGTTTAGACTTAACTGCTTTCGATACTGTAACATTAGCAGCTCCTGCTGATGCAGATTTAGAAGGTGTAAGAGCTTTCCAACTTGACGGTATTGCTTCTTACGGACAGTACACAAGAGTAGATGGTTCAGACATCGTATTCGTTGTTGCAACTGGAGACGCTGGTTCTTCAGGTAACAAGAAAATCAAATACCACGTACAACCAGGTGATAACACAAGAGGTGACTTTGAAGCTTCTGGAGCAGACGGTAACAATGTAAGTCCTTCAGTTTCTATTCCAGAAATCGACGTACAGTTAGCTTCTGAGGCGATTGTTGCTAAGACTAGAAAGTTAAAAGCACAGTGGACTCCAGAATTCGCTCAAGATTTGAATGCTTATCATTCAATTGACGCTGAAGCAGAATTGACTTCAATGTTATCTGAGTACATCTCTATGGAGATCGATCTTGAATTACTTGATATGTTAATCCAAGGTGCTGCTACAACTGAAAAGTGGTCTGCAGAAAACAATAAAGTATGGGATGGATCAGCTTGGTCTACAGGTACTTCTGATTTCTACAACACTCAAGGTCAGTGGTTCCAAACTTTAGGTACTAAACTACAGAAAGTTTCTAACAAGATTCACCAAAAAACGTTAAGAGGTGGAGCAAATTTCGTAGTATGTTCTCCTTCTGTTGCAACAATCCTAGAATCAATTCCTGGATATGCTGCACAAACTGACGGTGATAAAGCTCAATTTGCAATGGGCGTACAGAAAATCGGTTCTTTAGCGAACAGATTCCAAGTATACAAAAACCCTTACATGACTGAAAACGTAATCTTAACTGGTTATAGAGGTGGACAGTTCTTGGAAGCAGGTGCAGTATATGCTCCTTACGTACCATTAATGATGACTCCTCTAGTATACGATCCAGATACCTTTACTCCACGTAAAGGATTGATGACTCGTTATGCTAAGAAGATGATTCGTCCAGAATTCTACGGTAAGATTTACGTATCTGATTTAGCTCAGGTATAATCTAAACTTAGATTTTTTATAAAGAGAGGCCTTCGGGCCTCTTTTTTTTTGTCTATTTATAAGTAAGAAACAGTAATAGTTTTAATACACTTATATATGGCTAGTAACAACTACCACGACGAGGTTTTCGCAAATAAGAGAAGACCGAAGAATCCAATAAAGTTTAAAGTCCAACTTAATGAAGAGCAGAAGAAAGCAAAAAAATTAATACTAGAAAATCCTGTAACAGTTTTGAAAGGAATGGCCGGAAGCGGAAAAACTCTAGTAGCTACACAAGTTGCTCTCGATTTACTATTTACCAAACGTATAGATAAGATAATAATAACCCGTCCAACAGTAGCTAAAGAAGAGATAGGATTTCTACCAGGAGATATACGTGAAAAAATGGACCCATGGTTAGCACCAATCTATCATAATTTATTCATGCTGTATAATGAGGCAAAGGTACGTAAGGAAATGGATAATGGTAATATAGAAATAGTACCTTTTGCTTTTATGAGAGGTAGAACTTTTCTAAATTCTTTTGTAATCGTAGATGAAGCACAGAATGTTACTCATTCTCAAATGGAAACAGTAATAGGCAGGTTAGGGCAAGGTTCTAAGATGGCTATATGTGGAGACTTAGCTCAAATCGACTTAAGAGACAAAAGAGATACAGGATTTAGCTTCCTAAGTAGGTTAGAAGAACAAGTAGAGGGCTTTGTGACTCATTCACTAGCTAAGAACCACAGACATGATATAGTTGCACCTCTATTGAACGTATATAAAACCTTTAGAGATTAAACGCTATTTATATAAAACTTTAAGTAATGGCAAATATACAAATATGGGACGGCACTGCTACGTTTACCCCAGGAGATACTCCTTTCGGGTTCTACGATAGTGATCAGGCTTTTCAATCTGATGCTGTAAAAGTAGCAAAATTTGTGGGTACTCGTTTAGGATACCCTCTTATGGATGTAGAGTTAAAGCAAGAACAAATGTTTGCATGCTTTGAAGAAGCAATAACAACTTACGGTAATGAAGTATTTACTTATAAGATTAGAGAAAATTATCTAAGCCTAGAAGGAGTCTCAACAGGGAGTCAAGTAAATAATCAATTAGTAGATCCTACCATCAGCAGAATAGTTGAAATATCAAGACATTACGGGACTGAAGCAGGAGTTGGCGGTAATGTAAATAGGTATACAGGTTCTATAGATACTATAGGTAATCAACAGAATTACGATTTAAATGAATGGGCAGAGAATGAAGGAATAACAGGTGGTATAGAGATAAGAAAGGTGTATTACGAAGCACCACCAGCAATATTACGTTATTTTGACCCATATGCCGGTACAGGTACAGGAGTACAGTCTTTAATGACAGCTTTTGACTTCGGATCATTTAGTCCCGGTGTCAATTTCTTAATGATGCCTACATCTTATGACATATTAAAGACTCAAGCTATTGAATTTAACGATCAAGTAAGAAAATCTACTTATTCCTTTGAAATAGTAAATAATACTCTTAGATTATTCCCTATACCTAGTCGAAATGGTAAGATGCACTTCGAATACTATAAGAATGTTGATAAATCTAAGCTAAACTTTAACAATGACCCAGGTCTTATAACAAATATAGGAGAAGTACCTTACTCTAACCCAGAATATAAAGGTATAAACAGCGTAGGACGTCAATGGATATTCAACTACACGTTAGCTTTATCAAAAGAGGTGCTAGGTTATATAAGAGGTAAGTATCAAACAGTACCAGTACCTGGTTCTGAAGCGACTCTCAATCAAGCCGACTTATTAACCGATGCTAGGGCAGAAAAAACAGCACTCTTAACTCAATTAAGAGAAACTTTAACCTCAACAGGTAGGTCAGCCCAGTTGGATGCACAAGCTAAAGAATCAGAAGATGTAGAAAACATCTTAAAATCAATTCCAATGACAATATACGTAGGTTAATGAAGTTATTAGATATTATATTAGAAATAGAGTACAGAACGTACGAGGCAATGGTACAAGTTACCTTTACTGAAGACGGCCCTGAAGGGTATGACGATGCTATTCGTGCTTTACCTGGTGTAACTACCTGTACTGTAGCTTCTAAAGACAGTACTAATAATAGAGCTACCTATAAAGTAAAGATAATAAGCCAAAAAGAAGCTAAAGAAGCTTTTGACGCTTTAAAAACTAATGCCAAAGCTAAATACAGTGATATAGCTGTGATAGAAGTAGGTGAACAAACAATAGAAGAAAAATAATGCTATTTGGATCTAATAGAGACTTTGATTTACTTGTAAACATCAATCGTGAGCTTTTAAAAGACATAATTGAACAGGAAGTACTATACCATAAACTCAGTTTAGAGGATTTAGACGTTAATTTATACGGAGAAGCATTAGAAAAGACATATTGGAATGCAATTAAGATGTATTGCTTAATAACCAGAGGTGATCAAGTATACGATGTACAGGAATTTGGTGTAGATTTAGGTAGAGAAGCATCATTTGCATTTATTAGACAGGATTTAGCAGACTCTCAGGTAGTTCCGGAAGTAGGAGACATCATTCAATGGCATAATGACTTCTATGAAGTAGATTCAGTAAGAGAAAATCAACTATTCTTAGGTAGAGATAAATCGTATAACCTATCTAACTATGCTTCTGGATTTGGATCATCAGTTTCTATAACTGTTGATTGCCATTTAACAAGAGCAGATAGAGTAGGACTAACAGAAGTAAGATAATATGGCAGGAAATAAACCAACACCGAAAAGTCAAGCAAGGTTATCACAAGATAGCCTAAAAAACTATGTTAATCCAGATACTGGCGCTCCAATCAACGGAAAGTATGAAGTAGATTCTACTAAAAGTAGGGCTAATCAAATAAGTAGAAAAAACGATAAAGTTAAAAACATAACTGTCGGGATAAAAGATATAGATGAATCTATTTACTTTTATTTTAATGAAATACTAAGACCTCAAGTAATACAGAACGGAAAAACTATAAACGTACCACTTGTATATGGATCTCCCGAAAGATGGGCTTCGATGCAGAAAGATGGATACTATAGAGATAAAAACGGTAAAATGCAAGCACCGTTAATTGTGTTTAGAAGGGATAGTTTAGAAAAAAACAGGCAGTTAGGTAATAAGATGGATGGTAATAATCCAAATAACTTCGGCATCTTCAAAAAAGAATTTTCAAAGAAGAATATTTACGATAGATTCGGTGTACTTAATAGTAGAAAGCCTGTAGAGGAATATTACGCAGTTGCTATTCCTGATTATGTAAACATTGTATATTCTTGTATTATATTTACCGATTATGTTGAACAAAACAACAAAATAATAGAAGGTATTAACTTTGCTTCTGATTCCTACTGGGGAGATCCAAGTAAATTTAGATTTAGAGCACAAATTAACAACTATACTACATCAGCAGAGATAGTACAAGGTAATGATAGAATAATAAAAACAGAATTTCAAATAAACCTATTAGGACATATAATAACTGACGCAATTAACGCACACCCGCATAATAATAGAAAATTCTATACTAAATCTGAGTTAAAATTTGGTGCAGAAACAGAGACTGATCTTTAAAGAAAGGTCCTATTTATTGTAAAGGGTGAAATTCCGTCGGTTATACCTATAGATAAAATTAATAAAAGTAGATGACTAAGTTCACCGGCAAATTATCAGGCTCGTTAGCATTCGAAAGAAGCGGCTCAACTCCTATCCAGCTTATCCCTGGTATAGAATCCCTACATTTAACTGGTTCTCTAAATATAACGGGTTCTAAATTAACTTTCAACGGTACTGATGTAATAAATCGTATTGAAGCATTAGAATCAGGCGGTGGCAGTACCACTTCCTTACTTCCTTTAAATAACTTTACAGGTTCTATATCAAACGAAGTAGATGTTCTTTCTTCTTCTTTAAATAACTCTATATCTGGACTTAATGCAGCAACTTCTTCTTATTTAGTTGACTCTGATTTAAGTAATGTAATATCCTCTTCTGCTCAAATATCAGGATTAGGATTTTTAAATGAGTTACCAGCACTTATTATATCATCTTCTGAACAAATAACTGCTTTAGGATTTGATGTAGATGCAGAAGTACCAAGTGGGACAGTATCATCTTCTTTACAGATAAGTGAATTAGGATTTATAACAGGAAGTACATATGATGACTTAGTAGGTATACCTTCAAGTATTATTTCATCTTCAGCACAAATATCTGCTTTAGGATTTGGTGCAGGTGGAGACAGCACTCCCGAAGGCACAGTATCATCTTCAACTCAGATACTATCAGCAGTAACTTCTGGTGATTTAGATATGGGGGGTAACAAAGTCCTATTTGGAAATGTATATTCTCAATTAGCAGATTTACCTAATGCATCTACATATCACGGAATGTTTGCTCATGTACATGCAACAGGTAAAGCATACTTTGCTCATAACGGAGAGTGGGTTGAATTAGCAAATGCTGGAAGTGGAGCAAGTATACCCTCAGGAACAGTATCCTCATCAGCACAAATTGAAGAATTTGGGTTTATAACATCTTCAGATGTTGCATATGACGGTAATAGAATAATTTCTAACACAGCTCATCCTTTATTCAATACATTTAATCCTGGAAGTGAAGGAACAGTAACAGATTTCTTGGATGCAATGTTTTATCCAAACTCTGCACCATCTATCACAACAGGTAATCAAACAATTGCAGAATTTACTCCTTCTGGAAGTTCAATAGTAACTTTAGCAGGTTCAGATGCTGAATCTCAAGCTATTACTTTTACAATAGACCCTACTTATACAGAGAATTTTGCTACTATAGAGAATGGAGTGTTAAAACTAAATGTTTTACCGATAGCAGAAAACTTTAATACAGACAATAGAGGTGATGGAACACTAGCACACCCGGTCGTAATTAGAGCAACAGACACAATTGGAGGATTTAGTACTAAAACAATATATTTAAATGTTACTGCTAACACTGCCCCTATATTTAGAGAAACTTCTATATCGGGTAATCAAATTAGTTCATTTAGCACATCTAGAAATGAAAGTGCAGTATCTGGGCTAGTAAGTAGAATATATTTTACGGATTCAGAAAGCGATTCTATTACTATCACATCAGCCTCAGATGCATCAGGACATTTTAGTCTTACTAAGTACGCTACTTACGTAGAATTGAGACAGGTCACTTCATCTTTAGATTATGAAAGTATAACATCGTACAACATGTCAATAACTGCTTCTGATGAACATGCAGTTGCAGGAGACGATGCTGATGCAGTAACAATGCTACCTATAAGTATCACAGTAGTAGATAATGCACAGCCAACTGTTAATAACCAAACACTTACTGGTGTTAATGAAAGTAGTATCGATGGAACAACAGCAGGAAGCATCACCGCAACAGATCCAGAAGGAAATACTATTACTTTTGCAAACGCTAGATTACATAGTTTAGAACTAGATGGAAACCCAGTAGCAACTGGTTCCTACTCTGGTACTTCAGCAGCAACAGATCCACATGAAGATGCCTTTTCTATATCTACTAATGGAGTAGTAACAAGGAAAGCTGGAGTTCTATTAAACTCTGATATAATTAATAAGTACATATATGAAGTAAGGGTAACTGACGCATATAATACAGGTACAGATAAAGGTCTGATAAGTATACCGATTGCTGATGATACCACTCCTTCAATAAGTGGAGACACAACATTATATGTAATAGAGTCTGCAGTCAATGGAGATAATATTTACGATAATAGTAATGGATACTCGGGTACTGTCTCGATATTCTCATCTAACCAATCAGTAACATGGTCAGTCAGCTCATCTAACGACTTTACTATAGATTCTTCTGGTTACTTATTTGCAGGTAGAGATATTTCAGGTTCTGCCACAGCAGGAGGATCCCAAATAGATGGAGTAGTAACAGCAACTAATTCATTTGGTTCATTTTCTACTCAAGCATTTTCTGTTAACGTAACAGATAATCAAGCACCTAATATTACGTTTAGTAATACTAGTGCTAATTTAAATACAAACAAAGCTAGAGCAAATAGTAATAACTTAGTTACTATTACATTTTCTGACCCAGAAGGAAATGCTTTAGACCATGACTCATTCTCTGCTACTTTTGCAGGCGCTAATCTTACCGCAGTAAAATCAGGAGATAGCTACTTAATTAGAGCTACAGATACGCTTGCAGCAGGTAATTACCAAATTACAGCAAGTATATCAGATCAACAAGGATTTGCTACTAGAACATCTACTCACAACTTTACTATTGCACAAGCAGTAGTTGGTTCATTAAGTGTAAACGGAACTTTATACGTAATTGAATCAGCAGAAAGTGGAGACAGTATAGTATTAGGTACAAGCGGTAGAAGCGGTACCCAAGGAGATTTAAGCGTAGCATACTCACCATCATATGGTAGTCAAGCAGTGCAAGCATTTACTTCATCTAACGCACTAATTGCTGTTAATTCTAATGGTAACTTAACTGTTGGAAACGATATTAGCGGCAGTGGAAATGTAGGAGGTAGTACTATATCATCAACTATTAATTTCCAAGATCAATACGGTAATATAGGAAGCGGATCAATTACAGTTAATATAACTGATAATGCAGCACCAACTATATACTTTAGTGATACTGCTGGCAATCATAATACGAACTTAGCAAGACCAGGCAATACTTTAACTACGGTTTCATTCTCAGATAATGAAGGAGACGGAATTGATTATGGTTCATTTATATTAACAGATGCTTCAGGTAAACTTAATGCAGTAAAAAGTGGAAATAGTTACCTTATACAGCCTAATACTAATTTACCAGCAGCTACTTATACATACTCTGTCTCTATAACAGATGAACATGGATTTGCTACTAGTACAGAATCAGATTCATTTACAGTAGCACAAGCAGACAACGGTACCTTAAATGGTGACACAACAATATACGTAATAGAGTCAGCTGAATCAGGAGACGTATTTAGAGATGCAACTGGATATAATAACGGTAATGCAGCAGACGTAGGAGTAAGCTATTCAACGTCATACGGTTCACCTTCAGTCCAAGCATTTACTTCTTCTAACGCAGCCATAGTAATTAATAGTAATGGTAATTTAAGTTTAGGAGTTGATATAAGCGGTTCTGCAACAAGCTCGGGTGATACAATAGTAAGTACTATAACATATCAAGATCAATTTGGTAATATAGGCTCTGGTACTGTAACAGCTAATGTATTTGCTAATTTAGCCCCATCAGTATCTATATCATTATCTAGCGGATTAAAAGAAGGAGAAATAAGCAACGGAACCAATGTAGGTACTATCTCAGTTGGAGATACTGAATCAGACTACCCTATAACATTAACTTTATCAGGAACAGATGCTTCAGACTTTACTGTAACATCGGCAAACGAAAACGGTACTCTTTGGAATATTACAGCAAATAGTTCGTTAACAGCTGGCACTTATTCGTTTACTGCAAATGCAACTGATTCATTTGATAAAGTTGGAACAGATAGTGATAGTATAACAGTTGCAGCACCAGCAGTGAGCTGGTATGCTTATATGTATGAAGGTGGAGTTTATGCTACATCTGAAGCTAATGCTTTGACAATGTTAGGAGATGCAAACGATGACGGAACAACAGATGCTAACAGTACATTTGCTGCTTTTGCAGGAGGTAATATAGGTCAAGGTACCATAACTCATACAATACATAGTGGGCTAGGTATTACTAAGACAATAGAAGTTGGAAGCGGATTAGGATTAAGCGGAGATAGAACAACTGCTCTACTTAGTGATTTAAATCAAGCTACAGGTTCACAAGGAAATTCAAGTTTAGTAATTGTATTCCCTTCTGGTTCAGACTTTACTCTACCTAAAACAATGGCAAATAGTGTAGGAGGAGCAACAGCAGGAGAATATGTTCTATTTGCAGATAGGGTTGGAACAGGAATTAATGATGCACCACAATCTGCTTATGTAAGATATTTTGACTTTGACAGCGGTAATACTTACCCTAACACTTCTATTGATCGATTTGGAGTATTATTTACACAAGGAGATGCAACATCTGATATAACTTATTTTCTAATGGCGTCGAGTGGTTCGGCTCCATCATCAACACAATAATACCTATAGAATATGCCAATAAACATTAGTACAGATATAGCGATAACCACAGGCGGTAAGTTAACAGACATTACCGCAATACAAGGTGGATGGCAGACAGTTGATACTGTAGCTGATATGAACGCTTATACAGGTAGTGCTACATTAAAAGGAAAGCTGACGAATGGTCAAATTTTCTATATTAATGGAACAGAAGAATTATACCAATTAGTAATTGCCGGTTCATTTCCATTTAGTACGTATACATTTGAAAGTTTCGCATGGCCTGGAGGAGGTGGCGACGGATCAGGAGATATAACTGCTGTTACTGCAGGTGACGGATTATCAGGAGGAGCAAATTCAGGTGCTGCTACTCTATCATTAGACACAGGCTCTAGTCACTTTATCAATGCAATTAATGGATTAGCTACAAGCGGTATATTTACTGCAACAGGTTCAGCATATTCAACAACTAACGACTTACAAGTTACCGGTTCAATTGAATTCCAATATAACGGTTCATCTGATCCGATAACTATCAATTCAGGTTCTAAACAAATGTTTTCAATTCAAGGAAATGGAGTATTAGTGTTTACTTCTCAATCAGTAACTCCACCACCGGTAGATGGCGGGATGTATAGAGATATTGACGGTAATTTTTATTTCGGTATTTAGAAGTATAACATATTTATTATAGTAACAAAAAACAATTAAAATTTAAAATTATTTAACATGGCAGAATGGAAAAAAATTATCGTTTCAGGCAGTGGCGTTGCACAGCTTGCTAACGATGCAAATTACTTAACCGATTATACGGTCACATCAGGAGATGTAACCGCACATGAAGGTGACATTACTATTACTGAATCACAGATTAGTGATTTCGGTACTTATAGTACAGCAACAGGTGTTGAAAATAACGCAGACGTAACTGATTTTACAAATGTACAAGCAGCTGGAGCATTAATGGACACAGAAGTTGATGCAGATATTAAAACATTATCTCTACCAGCTAACACAACAATATCGACGTTTGGTGCTAGCTTAGTTGATGATGCAAATGCTACTGCAGCTCAAACTACTTTAGGTTTAGGATCAGCAGCATTAGAAGATAAATCAGCTTTTGCAACAGCAGCACAAGGTAATACAGCAGATAATGCTTTACAGGATATTTCTGGTGAGAGTGTAACTGATTTAACAGATGTAAGTTCTGCAGGTTCAGGACAAATAATCACAGCAGCAGAAAGAGGTTCGATTGGAGCATTAAATACTTTCACTGGTTCATTAGATGCTAACTTTGCAACAGATGCAGAATTATCAGCAGTTTCCGGAGCTTTAGCTTTAGATATTTCAGGTGCATTAATGGATTCAGAAGTAACTAACCTTGCACAGGTTAAATCTTTTGATTCTTCAGACTATGCAACTGCAGCACAAGGAATTAAAGCAGATAATGCTTTTCCTGGATCTAAAGTAAGTACTTTCGGTGCAACTTTAGTTGATGATGTAGATGCTGGAACAGCTAGAGCTACTTTAGGTTTAGGAACAGCAGCAATAGAAGATAAATCAACTTTTGCAACAGCAGCACAAGGTGGTAGAGCAGATACTGCTTTACAAGATATTTCTGGTGAGAGTGTAACTGATTTATCAGATGTTAGTTCTGTAGGTTCAGGAGCAATTATCACATCAACAGAAAGATCCAAATTATCTAATATTGAAGCCTTAGCAGATATAACAGATGCAACTAATGTAGCAGCAGCAGGTGCTATTATGGATGGAGATTTTACATCCAACGGATTTATGAAAAGAACTGGTGCAGGTACTTATACTGTAGATAACAGTACATACTCAACTGCAACAGGTGTAGAAGATAATGCAGACGTTACTGATACTACTAACGTAAAAGCCGCTCTTAATGCTAACTTAGGTACTCTAACTATTGGAGATTCAAACGATACTATTACTATCGGAAACGATTTAGTAGTAACTGGTAATTTAACAGTAAGCGGTGATACTACTACTGTTGACGTAACTAACTTAAATGTAACAGATCAATTCATCAACTTGAACGATGGTGGTTCTGCTGCCGATGGTGGTATAGTTGTAGAAGGAGCTGGTGTATCTTTCGGATGGGATAACTCAGAAGAAAGATGGGCATTTGATGCAGCAGGAGCAACTGAAGGACAGACAGCAATTACAGCAGATGCTTATGCTTCAGCAGTAGTTACTTCAGATCTTGCAGCTTATAGAAAGAATGGTAACATTAGAGTAGATGGTGGAGAGATTTACATCTACACAGAGT